CATGGTATGATGAAAGGGATGGGCCAAATCGTCACCTGGTCGATTGTGGACGAAACCATGCACACCGAATCAATGATAAAACTCTTTAGAACTTACATTGAAGAGAACAAAGAGATATGGAATGATGAACTCAAAGGTCAAATATATACTATCGCAACACGAATGGTAGAACTTGAAGACAAATTTATTGACCTTGCATTTGAGATGGGTGACATGCCAAACCTTACAAGTGATGAAGTCAAGACCTACATTCGTTACATTGCAGACCGTAGATTGATTTCGATGGGTATGAAAGGTATCTTCAAAGTCAAAAAGAATCCATTACCTTGGGTTGAAGAGATGATAAATGCACCAACTCACACCAACTTCTTTGAAAATCGTGCAACTGATTATGCAAAAGGTGCTTTGAGTGGTAATTGGGACGATGTGTGGGGTAAGGCTGCGTGATATATCTGTATGTTCTTGTTGCAATATCAGTAACAAACTTTGCTGATGTAACAACAATAAGATACTTTGATACACATGGAGAATGTCTTGAAGAAAGATATAAATTAGAGAAAGAGAACAACCCATATAATCCATACATATACGATTGTTGGGTTAGAAAGGCAGAATGAGGAAAAACACAATGATTGAAAGAGAAAAACTTGCACAAATAATACAAGAAGAATGGTCACAAAGCGACCGTTGGCGAGGAATCAAACGAAACTATACTGCCGCTGATGTTGTAAAACTTTATGGTTCTGTTGATGAACAATACACATTGGCTGCCAGAGGTGCAAGTCGATTGTGGCATTCACTACACAAAGAATCATTTATCAATTCGCTTGGTGCATTGACAGGTATGCAGGCACTACAACAGGCCAAGGCAGGTCTACAGTCAATCTATCTATCAGGTTGGCAAGTCGCAGGTGATGCCAATCTTGCAGGCGAAATGTATCCTGACCAATCACTCTACCCTGCAAACTCAGTACCATCTGTAGTAGAACGAATCAATAACACATTACGCCGTGCTGATTTGATACAATGGATGGAAGAAAAAGATGAGATAGATTATTTTGTGCCAATTGTTGCTGATGCAGAGGCAGGATTTGGTGGTGTATTGAATGCATTTGAACTTATGAAAGGAATGATCCGTGCAGGTGCCGCAGGAGTCCACTTTGAAGACCAACTCGCCTCAGCAAAAAAATGCGGTCACATGGGTGGGAAGGTATTGGTCCCAACTCGGGAGGCCATCAACAAACTTAACGCCGCTCGTTTGGCTGCTGATATTTGCGGCGTGCCTACTTTACTTTTTGCTCGAACTGACGCAGAAGCAGCTAATCTTATTACTTCTGACATTGATGATAACGACAAACCATTTCTTACCGGTGAAAGAACCGTTGAAGGATTTTATCGTACCAGGCCAGGTCTCGAGCAAGCACTATCAAGAGGACTTGCATACGCACCATATGCCGATTTGATTTGGTGTGAGACAGGCAAACCAGATTTAGAATATGCCAAGAAATTCGCAGAAGGTATACACAAACACTTCCCAGGAAAGATGCTGGCGTATAATTGTTCACCATCATTCAACTGGAAGAAGAATTTAGATGATACTACGATTGCAAAGTTTCAAAGAGAATTGGGTGCGATGGGTTATAAATTTCAGTTTATCACTCTCGCTGGTTTTCATTCACTCAATGCTGGTATGTTTTCTCTGGCCGCTGATTATCGTGAACGAAATATGTCTGCATTTGTTGACCTACAAGAACAAGAGTTTGCACTACAAGAGCGTGGTTTTACTGCGGTCAAACATCAGAGAGAGGTTGGCGCATCCTATTTTGACATGGTCACTACAACAATTGAACAAGATGCTTCAACAACGGCATTGAAAGGTTCAACTGAAGAAGAGCAGTTTCATTGATAACAACAATTGGTACCATATTAGTCAGCATACTCTGCGGCTTCGTGGTGTGGATGTTATGGGACATTTTCAAATGAACTTGAAAGATTATTTACCAATATGGTCTGATTGGCCTAAACCGGGTGTAAATTTTATTGACATATGTGGTATTGCTGCAAATCCAGAAGCATTCAACTATGTCAATAAAACTCTTTCACAATTTGTTTCTTCTCATCAATCTACCTCTATCGTTGCAATCGAAAGTCGTGGATTTATTTTTGGTTCTGTAGTTGCAACTCATCTAAACTTACCTTTGATTTTGGTAAGAAAACCAAATAAACTTCCTGGACCAATCGAAACGATACAATATGAAACAGAATACAGTTTCGATGAACTTTCAATACAGAAAGATTCACCTGTTGGAGACAGACCATACATAATTGATGATTTGTTAGCAACGGGTGGAACTTTACTTGCAACATCCAAATTGATTGATAAAAAAGATATTCGATGTGGTGTCATTGTCAATCTATCTTTTTTGTCTGGTGTAGAAAAACTGAAACTGAATAACATTGAATGTGACTTTATTGTAGATTATGACGATTGATGTTATACTGATTGCATTACCTAACGAAGCACCACACCTACAAAACTACAAAAATGTTTTTTTTACTGGCATTGGTAAAATCAATGCTGCGATGACGACCACAAAGATTCTACATACACAAAATGTAGGTCGCATAATCAATTTTGGTACGGCAGGTGGTATTACAGTTTCTTCTGGTTATTATGAATGCAAGAACTTTATTCAACATGATATGAATTGTTCACCATTAGGATTTCAAGTTGGTCAAACACCTTTCGATTCAATAAACAACATATCATTTGGTGAAGGATTGATTTGTGCATCTGGTGATAGTTTTGTCACAAATGGTATTAGTCTAAATGCTGACATTGTAGACATGGAGGCATATGCTATAGCCAAAGTATGTAAAAGAAACGACATAGAGTTTATTTGCTTCAAATACATAAGTGATGAGGCTGATTCAAACGCAAGTGACGATTGGCAGACAAATGTATCAAAGGGAGAAGATTTTTTTCTGAAAACAATTGAATCACTAAACATAAAACTAATAGGATAAAAAAATGAAATACATTACGGCACTTTTTGCTGGCATTCTTTTCGCCAGTACAGCATTTGCAAACCCATATGAATATAAAATTATTCGTATCATTGATGGTGATACAGTAGAATTCGTTGCAGACTTTCTACCAGACCCACTACCAAAGAAACTGAGTATTCGTGTGCTTGGTGTTGATACGCCAGAAAAAGGTCATCGTGCTCAATGTGAAAAAGAAGGTCAGGCTGCACTCAAGGCGTCTGCATTTACAAAGAACACAATCTCTGATGCATATAAGAGTGGTAAAAAAGTATTGGTAGAACTAAAGAAACATGACAAGTATGGTGGTCGTGTTCTTGGTGATGTAATTATTGATGGTAAAAGATTATCTGAAATGCTGATTGCAAACGGCCATGCTCGTCCATACTTTGGCGAGAAGAAAGCATCATGGTGTGACTAATGCATAAACTCAAACACACTTGCGATAATTGTGAAACAGAATTTACCATTGAGTATGATGTAGATAACTCTGAGACAGATCCAATTTATTGTCCCTTCTGTAGTGATTACATGCTCGATACTGAGGATGAAATCGAAGAAGAATGACTTGGTTGTTTCACAATACAAATGAAGAATTTACTGAAGACAACATAGGCGACCATTTCGGTTTCGTGTATCTGATTACACATATACCAAGTGGTCGTAAATACATTGGTAAAAAATTCTTCTCAAAGGCTGGTTACAAACAAGTCAAAGGTAAACGAAAGAAAATAAGAAAGACAAGTGATTGGGAAAAGTATTGGGGTTCGAATAAAGAACTACAAGAAGAGGTCAAGGTCAAAGGTGAGTTTGAATACAGTAGAGAGATACTACACCTTTGTAAGACACGCTCTGAGTGTAGTTACTATGAGACCTATGAGATATTTGTAAGACATGCTCTATTAGATACCAATTACTACAATTCTTGGGTAACCTGTAAGATAAGGAAGGATCATCTCATCAAAGGCAGCACCGATACTTATAAG